TTTTGTTACCTTCTGGTTGCGTACGTCAAAGTTCGCGAATGCCTGAGCGCCCGCCCCCAGGACCTGAATCTGCAGGTACTGTGCGGTACCGGCTTTAGCAAACAAGGAAACGGCGTTATACAGGGTTGCATCGATCGTACTCTGGTTATCCATGAGCAGATGCGCTTCATTCATGGTGCTTTCGGTCAGGGTACACCAGCCACCTGAAGGCGCTGAGACGGTCAGCCCGGAAGCTGTAAAGTTTGCCGCCGTCTGGTCCAGCGCATTCAGCGCATAATTCGTTGCCGAGTTTTCCACCCGCATACCCAAAATCTTTCTGGTCGCAGGATGGCGATCGATGCGCGGTGTATTGACCGCTGCATATTCGAGATTCCCGGCCGCACTGATAAAGGATGCCAGCGTAGTACGGGTGAAAGAGAGGGCCGTGGCGTAGTTGCGGTTCTTCGAGAAATTCGAATCCGGCTTGCTGACAAAGAGGCTGTTCACCAGGTCGGCATAGTAAACGCCCCCTCGCGGCATCGGGGCCGTCAGCGGCGGCAGGTCAGCGATATCACCCTGATAAATCATATTGGATACGGTTTTTAAAGACATAATTACTCCAGTCCTGGGTTGCGGCCGTAGGTGACGTCAGTCAGTGTGCCGGTGAGATTGATGGGGTTGCTGTTGTTGTCGGTGTACTGGTTTTCGGCGATGTCGAAATGGCTGATAGTCCCTGCGCCGGTAATCGCTGCCGCACCATTCTGCGAACGCAGCTTACAGCCATGAATCGAGCCCCGCGTGATATTGCCGTCCAGCTTAAACGCGGTATCGCCGCCATTTCGCAGCATGCGAAGATTCGTGAAGTCGAGGTCGGTAAAGGTGCCGCTGGCAACATTCACCGGATAACGACCGTTATTTTTGATGTCCATATTGTCGAAGCGAACATCCGCCAGGGTGTTAGCGCCAGCCTCGATTAAAATCGCATCCTGGGCGTTATCGTTGATGTGCAGGTCGGAGAATGAATAGCCACCATCGGCCTGAATTTTGGTCGAGTCATAATGGAGCCCGGTAACTCCGTTACGCTCAGCCTGACAGTTCAGCATCAGTCCGTTCTTACCCGGGCGGGGAGCGATACCGTTGTTAGCCAGCGTCCCTGCGTCAATGCTGATTCCGGTTTTGAGGTTGTCATTGAACTGGCCGTTGACCACCACCAGTCCGGATGCGCCACAGTCGCCGAAGCCATGCCCGTTTCCGGTACACACGGCATCGGATACGATAATCTGCCGGGAAACGTAGGGCTGCCCTGAGCCGGACAGACGCTGCTGCTCAAAGAAAATGCCGAAGTTTTTGCTGTTGCGGTTAATGGTGCGTGCCACTATCAGGGCTTCGTCCTGCATGGCACCCAGGCCGATCCCGATACCGGAAGCACCGCCGCTGCCGTCAGGTGCCAGGCGTCCGCAGTTATCCGTCTGGCAGTCCAGAACAAAAGACCTGTCAGGATAATCATTACCGATACCGGTGGCCCCGGTATCGTGAACGTTACAGCGCAGGAACATACACTGACGGAAATACTGCAGGTATGTTCCCTTTGCCCCCACGTCATAAGACGGTGAGTGCTGTTCTGACCCGTCAATCTCGACATCAATCAGGTTAAAGTTTTCGAGGTAGATTTCCTGCGGCGAACGGTAATAAAACGCGGCATTCGCCAGCATCGGCATAAATACCGCGCCTGGAACGCAGCGGATCGTCACGTTCGGTCTCGCAATCAAATAGGTATGTTGGCGATATACACCAGGGCGACAAATGATTTCTCCACCATATGGCAACTTGGTTACATAGTCGACTGCGGCCTGCAGCTGCAGGGAAATGGATTCACGACCGTTCCAGTCAATACCAAAGTCCAGCCAGGCATCAAAAATCGCTTTCGCCTTATACAGCGTGTTAACGCGCTTTTTAAGCGAGTTAAAATGTTCCTCCAGAGATTTCCCACCAAACCCCTTCAGATAATAACTTCCATCCTCATCAGTAAATTCAAGCACCCGGTTCTGCGCATCCGTCAGGCGGCGGATATGCGGCGCCCGGTCACGCTGGTAATTCTCCCTGATACCCTTTATCGACTCCTGAACCGACTTATCAAGCCCAGGCACGAACAATTCACCGTACGCATCCTGAAATGAAATGAGGCGACCATTGAAATCGTACTGGTGTGCTATGTCCTGTTCATCATTGTTGATGATCGATGACTCAATGGCCCTGATTTTTTGTGCAACAGAAAAGGAACCAATACCAGTTATATACAAATCGCCTAACTCATCAATAAAGGCGGGAACATTTGCATTTTTGTCATGAAACTCATGCAGGTTAGAAGCCCGGTCTTTACGAATTAAAGCATCAAGTTTTCTGAATTTTTCCTGAACAGATACCGGGCCAAGACTCGCGATGAACAACTCACCAAACTCATCAAGAAGAAGATAAACATTGCCGTCTTCGTCATATGAGGTTTTGAGGATCTGAACTGTATCGTAGTTAATCTGCCCCCTGATTTGCTCTACTGCCTGCTGAGAAGGCATTTCACGCCCGGTAGGCTGCAGCGTCCCGCCGTTGTTGATTACCTCAATAGCCAGCGCACTATAATCAAGGCTTCGGTAATAAGCTGTTGACCCAACAGGAATGTTGCCAGCTTCAGCGTCAGCCTGTGCAGCCGCCAGCGTCGGAAATTCGCGGATTGTCCCGGTTATAGCCGCTGTACCTGGTTGCTTTGCCTGCAATACGGCTACGCCATCGACGTTTTGATACTGCCATGCAGCGGAAAGCGCATCAGGTCCCTGGGCTACCCAGAACGACTGTCCGTCAGTTGTCGCTGCCAGTCCTGCTATTGTACCGTCTGGATCGCTGGCAGTTTTATAGAACGTAAATTTGTTCTTTGCATAGTCTGATGCACTACTAGCGGCCGCCTCCGCATCAGCTTTTGCATCCTCTGCTGCCGCTGCTGACTGAGCTGCGTTAGCCTCTAAATATGTGGTATTTTGCTCTGATGTTGCTGCTGCCGCAGCAGCATCTTTAGCTTCCTGTGCCGCTGCGCTGGTATCCTGATAACCCTGCTGAGCTTCAATTAAATATTGTTTTGCTTCGGCAGCACTAACTGCGGCCTCAGCAGAAAATTGCGCGACCTGTTGGGTGTCTGTAGTTGCCATATCAGAATCCTATTACTTCCCAGCGAGTTCTAATTGTTGCGTTCTGCGTCTTGCATGCAGAACGAAATGAAAAACCACTTCCTGAAAACGTCGAGTCCATAAGCCATGAGCGTTCATTCTGTCCGGCGCCACCAACATCAACTGGAATAACTTTTACTGAACAGATGGTATTAAATCCAAACACCCCATCACTAGTTGTAAAAGATGGAGCAACAAAAATGTTATCCGTTTCGTATTCACCATCAATCCCGGCAATGGTGCAATTGGCATCTGTATAACCCCAGGCAAGACGAGCACCATTTCCAAAAAGAAACCCTCCGGACTGCCCGGGGCCACTGGTAGCATCTACGAAATAGGCATTCGTTCCATCGCAGCGAATTTTTCCCCGCCCTGCAGGATATAATGTTGCTGTATTGCTCCCGCTAATCGTTTTGCAAACGACATTAAATCCACCCGAGGTATTATTTGTTACCTTCCATTCCTTAATCCACGGAGGGAAAAATAAATAGATATTCCCAGTTAGCACTCCGCTGATAACTATTTCTGGACGTGAAGCCTGCAAGGCAGTCAGCGTGATATTTGCAGATCCGGATGCAGTTATTGACGAAATACCATAACTTGACACAGGGACCCATCCTGATGCGCCACCACCTGTGTTTTCAGGCGTCCCATTGTTGCTATTGAGGGTGTTCAGCCAAAGCCCGTCGAGAGTGCTAAATGGAACAACGGCCCCTTTTGGGTAACCGCCAATAGCGGCTGCATAAGCCGAATCAAACGGATATCCACCCCCGGCCTGATTCCACTGGTGCCTCAAAAAAGACTCATAGAATATACCGTTGAAATCCTGACCTTGAGGTGGTTTCCCGCCTGATGAGAGAGCGATTCTGGTAATTGGGGGGAAGCCAACATCGAATGATGCCTTTCCCCCATTCAGTGTTTCAGTGGTGGCGTCGGTAGGAATGCTATTACGATCGCCAGACGTGGCAAAGACCACCGTCAGACGCAGTGGCATGGCTGAATTATTCAATTCAGACCTCCTGAATGATGTTTACTTTTACTCCGGGAGGGGAAGGAAGTGCCCCGGAACTCTGTACTATGGCTAACTCAACATCTGACAGGACGAATTCAAAGACATAGCTCATGACATGATTGCCGTTGTCACGGACATAAGCCCGCCCGCTACTTCCGAACATGTACATCAGCATGCGATTCATGACCGGCACGGTGCAGTCGCTGATATTCGCCATTGCTTTGCACATGATCAGCTTGCGATATGCATCATTGGTCAAGATTACAGTGTTTGTGTCCTGCACTCCGGTATAGAAAGGCGCCTGGTTAAAGGGTTGCGGGTCGGTGAGTTCTGCCGGGGTGCTGGTCGCTTCGCCAAACCCCAGAAACTGCTGGGATGGCGTCACAGTCAGCAAGCGCTCTACATCAACGATCTTGCCCCAGCACATCAGCCCGTAATCGCCACAGGTTTCGATGTTGAATACGAGGTCATAGAACGTGTCTATCCAGTCCTCTGGCGCTACGGAAGCGTTAAAGGTATCAATCAGTGACCGCAGCCTTGTTGAGCTCACGTACTGCGCATAGATCGTCCAGTCGACATTATTCACTTACCGCCTCCGTTATGATGTTTGTCGCATCGAGAGTCGGTTCCTGATCAATGCCCATGGTCAACGCGCTAGACCAGGTTGTTCCGTCCAGAGAGATCTGGACAGAAAGAACGTTCATGTTCTGTGCATCGAGCGCCTGGATAGGGCCGATATACCGGCTGCCATAAATTCGCGCTCCGGCACGCGCCCGGGTACCGCCATCTGCTCCGGTGAAGGCATTCAGGACGACCGTTCTGATCTGCGCGTTGATATCTGACGGAAGTCCATCATTCGCTTCGTATTCCACCTTGATATGAACACTCACCGCGTCCAGAGTTTTCCACCTGTAGGTGTACTCCGGATAAGGGGCGTCATAATTTTCGGTATCCTGCACGGTCCCGGTGGTGTCACCGTTCATAACGGTGCCCGGGGGGAGTTTTTTATTGATGGCCGCTGCAATGTCAGCCACTGCCCCGCCATAAACCCCGATATAAATCGAGCTGGCCAGCAGCGTGTAATTCGTGGAACCTTTCTCGACGGAAGTCGGCTCTTTGTTGTCGATGACATAAACATCAAGCACCCCGTCGACTTCCAGAACAGCAGCCCGCACAGCCGCTGCCGTGTTGAAGGCATTACGCGCCACTGACTGGCGGCGACGATACTCAAATGCAGATCGCCCTTCAACATTCGAGCCCGGCACACCCGCGGTCTCGTTGGTGATACTCGACCAGCCACTTACCGCGACATAGATGTTTGTCAGCGTACCGATGGGGCAAGCTATCGGCCCGGTAGTCAGGTTCTGGAACTCGATCTTTACTGTCCCGTCCGCACCTATCGTTCCGGCCGCCAGGGACACGTACATATAACCGTTATCGTCGGTTGCATAGGACTGCGCGGGGATTACCGTTCCCGGCACGCCGGAGCATGTGGCCGTTACAACCGTACCCGCAGCAGCAATGCGATCGAGGAAGTAAATTCTTCCGATGCCATCCTGAAATCTTCCGGAGGAAAAGTCCGGGTTCATGTTGTTGACGATAGCCAGAAGCTGATCGTTCTTGTCAGCGATGATTGCAGTATCAGTGACAGCCAGTTGCCCCTGAGGCGTCTTGAGGTTCGTGCTCATAGCCGTCCCGAATGCAGAGCCAATATCTGCTATACGTCCGGCAAGAATGTCTCCCTCATCTGGAACATCAAGGCCAGTGGTGGAAAAGGTCACGGCCGGTACCGCCGTAGAGATTGTCGTCATTTTTTTCCTCACAGGGTGACGCTGGAATCCAGGCCGTTGGTATCCACGATCGCAATAACGCCGGTGGTGCGTCGCGTATCGCGGTTGTTAATCAGCGTCGGCTCAGCGCGCGCGATATAGCTCATCCGCAACGCTTCAACCTGAAGCGCGGCCGCCATGGCGCCGGTGCTGGCCTTAACGTTCAGCAGCTCTTTGTAATTAACGCCGGTGTCTTTTTCGTAAATGCACTCACCGCGCATCGCCAGGCATGCCGTCGCTACGTCCTGAGCGCAGGCGTAGGGGTTTTCAACCGTGGCGATATTACCCAGCTCATCAAGGACAAGATCCCAGGTATCGGTATCGAGTTTGAGAGAGATTGTTTTCATGGATGAATATCCATTGGTTAAATGTCAGGATTTAATAAATCAGGCGTCCTGGGTATGTTGCTTTAAACAACTTTGAGGGGATCGCCATGGACATAAAAATCACCTGCCCGGAGTGCGGAAGTGAACACATCAAAGCTCCCGCCGAAGTCAACACGCTGGACGACCTCGCGGGTTCCATCTGCGCCGACTGCGGAAGAGAAATCAGTAAAGATGATGTCGTTAGTCAGGCGAGACAGTTCGCTATCGACTCGCTCCGGGATTCCATCGGGAAATCGTGATTGAAGCTCACTGGTCAGGACGTGAATCTTGTCGTCTATGCGTGAGGTGTCGATTGACAGGGTTATGAGCATGATTTACTCCCATAAAAAAACCCCGCCAAAGCGAGGTTTGAAAAACATAAGTTTGAGTGGCTGTGTTAATACATTGATTTGATCTGCGTGGTACCGTCAGGAACGCCGTACTTGCTCATTGTCCAGCAGGCCTCAGCAACCTGGATTATTTGGTATCTCATTTCCGGCCCAATTCCTTCTGTTAAGCTGATGTTCTTTTTCATCAATTCCAGAGAAACGCCAGATCTCTCAGCCTCGCCAGCCGCCCGACACATACGCCTTACCCCAGCATCAGAATCAGCCTGCTGGTATGGGTATCGGGCCATTAGAGAATAGTAGACATTATTTAAAGTGTAAGACGCGGCATCAATCTCACGCTTGGCCATACACTCCTTACTAGCCTGACACTCAGCTTCTTTCTGCGCTGCAAATGCTTCGTTTTCTTTTTTCTGCTTCTCTATTTGTCGTTGGTACATTAGATCGTGAAGAAGATCGCTGTATCTATTGAAATAGCATTTATTGTCTTTTAGACAGTCACTTGTATCTTGCTCTGGAAGATTGTCCCCGGTTTCCTTTTTATAAATTTCTCGCAAATCTTTTACAGACTGCATGCCGCTAGAATTAGTAGGGAACTTTGTTTCATCAAACTTGTTGGCTTTCTGGTAATCAATATATTCAGATGGGGACATGGCACAGCCAGACAAAGCAATAAAAAATATTAAAACTGTTTTTTTTATCATCACGGCTCCAGGGGATCGGTTCGGCTTCCTCCTGATACTACCCCACCATGAGTATGCCCATCAACGATAGAGCCATCGACAAGCTCAAGCTGACCGTTGGCATGAACTTTCAAGCCGTTGATGTTAACCACCCCAAGGCTCTTTATTTTTATGCCGTTTCCGGTAAATTCAACGAATTCAGTAGGCTCGCCATTCATACTAGCTATTGCGGTTATGTAGATCGCATCGGAATACGAGTGGTGGCGCTGGGTTGGCGCTGGCCCTTCTGCTCTGGTTTCCTTGGCATTCGTGGTGTCCTTGTCGCAGATCACAACCAGTCCAATGTCTCCTGGCCTTGGCTCCATTTTTACTGCGCTGTTTCCCGCCTGAAGCCTGAGGTATGGGATCTGGTAAACGTCCTGGTTGGCGATAACCCGGCCAGAAACGTCTACATCATTAACCAGGGGAAGAACAGTCAACACGCCCCCTTCAACCTCTTTAACCAGAACAATATCTACAAACGTCATTCCTTTCAGCGCTGAATGTAGCAGCGATAATATGGCGTTACCCTGTGATGACACGCTCTCTGGGGTCTGGTTAGTTAGCATTTTCATCACCTTTTACAAGATACCCCGGCGCGGCCACGACGAACGTTTCCCACAGACCACCGGGAACTTTACAGGAAAGATAATGAGTGGTTCCTGCCTGAATAATCCATTCCCCGCTTGCGTGCGGCAGATCAGTCTCAAGGATTATTTTGGTATTCAGTTTCAGAGACGGAGAGTAAATACAGCGAAAGTTAATCCCCATGTCATAAAAAATCGGATACCCAATAAGCCCTGTTGATGGAGAAACATATGGAACGACAGAGTCAGAGGGTTTCTTTCCGGTGTAAATAGTGACGGTGCCAAAATCAATATTTACCGTTATTTTATGCGCAGCTGCTATTTCAATGATCTGCTTTATCGCATTGCCTTTGTACACCGGGTTGCGCTCGGTGCTTTTGACGTCGACATTGATGAATTTCAGGCCAACTTTAAAGGCAAGAGCGCGAATCATATCAGCCACATCTGCATCGCCGCGAATGGATGTAGGCTCGCAGGGGATCAGGCGCTCCCTGCCAGCGGCCGCCGCGGTTATCTCAATCGGCGCATCCGGCATCTGGTTCAGGTTAATCCTGGCAGATGTTATTGACCCGGAAAAAACACGGGTGTCTCCGGCATAAACGACGATAGCATTTTGCTCGGCGGCGATTATTTTTTGCGCGTTGGTCGTCAGCTTGGCCATGTTCTCCAGCGACAGGCCCCACAGGCTTAGCTCCATCATTGTGCCTGTAGCGCCGCCAAAGGCAGATATAGCAGCTTCACACTTGAAGCCTTTAACAATCAGCGTGTTACCAATTCCGCCGTCAAAAGTACCGTTGGCCAGCGTGAACGATACGGTAAGCTCTCTCTCCTTGTAACTCATCTGCCGACCTCGCTGCTCGTCGCATAATACAGCTTGAATCTGGTGCCGATTTCGTCGTAATAGGGGTCTGCGGTGCCTTTCGAGTCAACAAAAACCAGATCGCCACTAAATCCCAGATATTTATACCGAACCAAGTAAACGCAGTTCAGGCAGAGAACGCCCTGAAGTATCGGCTTGTCATCGACATACAGATCGGCGTAAAACCCTGTTGAACGCTGATGTAACTTGATCGCGCAGTTCTGGCCGCCAAGCGTGACATAGACCTTTTGAGATAGTGACGGTGATAAGCTAATTTCCTGCATGTCACATCACCTTTTCCAGAAAGTCGGAGACGGTGCTTTTTATCTGCTTAGAAACTGCAGTAGAAGAGCTGTCCCACGACTTATAGACCGACTCGGCTGCCGAGTTAACGTTAGACACAATCGCCGCCCCGGTCGTCTGGAGAGCGTCTGATAAGGTTGTATCTGCACTTGACCAGGCATTCTTAACATCGCTCAATGTCACCTCTTTCGTTGCCCCGGTGATCACCTGCGTTGAGGCTGCGGCGCCATTTTTGGTTTTCGCGTTGCTGGTCGGCGGCCCTTCAATAACAGCGTTTGAAAGCATGACCTCTCCGCCGTCCATGATCTCCTCGAAAGTGCAGTTCGCCATCAACAACGTCTGCCCGCGATACGACCCAACAAAGTAATCGAAGTGGGTCAGATCGTAGCTGTAATACACTGTATCCGGCGTCTCGATGTTGTAGGTGCTGGCTGTGTTTTTCATCTCATCCAGTTTCTGAATGAAATTGTTACGGCTCAGCAAAGAGAAATTGGTCAGGTTTGGCAATGACCCGGAAAAAGCCGTCCATCCCTCAAGGGCAAAAATAACCCTGATCTCAGAAGGCTGTTTCACTTTGTTGTAGGACGTGTACCGGCCCTTTTCTACCGGCCCCTTAGTCACCGTCGCATCACCGTAGCGATCAACACTAACCCAGCCGGAAGGAGAAAAAACCTCCTGCCCGGCTGCAGCCGTCAATAACGACTCGTCGACGGTGTTATAGGTTATCCGGTAAGTTGGTGACAGGGCGCTGTTGAGGACGGATATCGGTGGTAATTTTAAGGGTGACAAAGTTACGTCCGGGGCAAGTGACGAAAACTTCAGCGGCAACGATCTTCAT